ATGGAAAATAGAGATGTTATTACATACGAAATGTGTAGTGCGTTTGATTTGGCTGGAGTAAGATTACCAAAACGACAGATATTACCTGATGAGTTCCCCGGAGTCGGCACGTTCAAGTTTTGATTGGCAAGATAAAGCATTAGAACACGCAAAAGAACAAGATCCAAAAGAAGCTTGTGGTCTTTTGTTGTTAATCAAGGGAAAGAAGAAATATTGGCCTTGTGAAAATGTTGCTAAATATCCTGAACAGATGTTTCAAATCTCCGCAATTGATTATGCAAGAGGAGAAGAAAGAGGAGAGATTCTAGCAATTGTTCATAGTCATCCTATATCGGCTCCAGAACCGTCTGAGGCGGACAAAGTTGCCGCTAGTAAAGGAAAGATCCCGTGGCATATTGTCAATCCTAGAATGGAGAAATGGAGGACATATAACCCCTCTGGGGTTTACATTTCACCCTTGTTGTCAAGAACATGGGTTTGGGCAGTGCAAGACTGTTGGACTCTCGCGCGAGATTGGTACAAGCAGGAAGGATTAGAGCTAAGAGATTGGGATAGACCAGACGATCCAGAGCAATTCATCAAAGCACCGATGTTTGATGGAGCGTACGAAGCAACAGGTTTTAGGTTGTTAAAAGACGAGAAATTAATGAAGGGTGATCTGTTATTAATGTCGATTGGATCGCCTGGGTTAAACCATTGTGCTGTTTATTTAGGAGATGGAAATGTATTGCATCATCTTCAAAATCGCTTGAGTTGTAGAGATTGTTATGGGGATTGGTTACAATCAAGTACAGGTAAGAAATTAAGGCATGAGAACAGTAAAGTTATATGGGGAACTGGCTGAATTTACAGGCAGGAAAGAGATTGTTGCGGATATAGCTGATGTTGCCGAAAGCATAAGGATGTTAGTAGCTAATTTTGCAGGATTAGATCGTCACATGGC